CCCGTTGTGCCCCACGATCACCACCTGCTGCACCACCAGCGCCCAGCGAAGCTTCGCACGGACGTTCATGTGCTCCCACCCCGGCGGGAAACGAAGCTCGACCTGTTGCGGCAGTCCGGGCACTGGTTACCTCTTGGCGATGGCCGCCCGAATCGCGCCCAAGCCGGCCGCACCGATGGCCCCCCAGACCCACTCAGGAATCTCGACGCCCGAGGCCATGATGCCGCCCATGACGAAAATACCGACGGCCACGATGTACGTCTTCTTACCTTCCAGCCACTTCAACATTTCTCACCTCTTCAAGATCAGCGGCAGCAACTCCTGCACGAAGTCGAGCAGCCTGCCAGCGAAGTTAGCCTCCACGTGTCCTTGGACCTTGGCGTTTTCGAGCTCCTTCGCCAGCAGGCCGCACCGCACCTTCTGGGCGGTCGTCAGGGGCAGCGTGGGGGTCGTGTTCAGCCCGCGCATCGGGCTACGGTTCGGGTCTAGCTTCTTGGACATTGGGAGGCTCCTCGGGCATCTTGGCCAGGCGTGCTCGCGACTGTGCCATCAGGTACGCTTTCCACTGGGCTGAGATGTCGGACTGGTAGAGCGCGAACTCCTTCGCCAGCTTGGCAACATCGGCGGCGTAGTCAAGGTTGTCGAGCGTGACCTCGAGCAGCACCTGCCGCCTACGCTCCTGCTCCCGCAGGTTCGTAAGGTGTTGCCTGACGGGCACGAGGCCCTCGGGCGTTCCCGCGAACACGATGGCCTCGGCGTATGACTCGGCGTCCGCCGGCTCCTGACCGTCGGCAAGCGCAGCCTCGATGATCGTAGCCTTGAGACGGGTGAGCAGTTCTCGCTCCAGCCGCACGCCGTTCGCCCGAACGGCCGCGTCGTAGGCGATAACACCTTTCCTCGCCTCCACCGTCGCCAGCTCGATGGCGTCGTAGCCCAACAGCTCGTACGAGGTTCCGGCCTGGCACCCGACCAGGAGCATCATCACTACCAGCAGTAGTCGTATCATCACGTGTCTCCTAGGCGACCTTCGATCCGAGCCACCCCCTCTAGCAGCTTGTCGGTCTTCTCGTCGAGCGTTCCCATCCACGCGAGTCGCTCGTCACACCGCTTCATCTGTGTGTCCATCGTGCCCCGCAACTTCGTGACCGAGATCTCCAAGCTAATCACCTTCAGGGTGATCCAGCTTCCCCACCCCAGCCCGACCAGGACCATCAGATAAGTCCACCAGGCCACGCGTCACTCCTTTAAGAAAGCGGCCCGACCCGTCCCGGACGAGTCGAGCCCTTTACCGGTCATCGGGACGGAGCGCTCAGCTGCTTGCCGCGGAGCTGGTGGTAGCCTTCACCAGCACGCCAGGCCTGTGACAGAGCGGCAGTGGGTTCGACTGGACGTGGAGCTTCACGCCCCGGTCGAACTCCAGGATCGCCCTCTTCGCGTACAGCGGAATCCCGTTCGTCCCCACCGACTCGATGAAGTCGCCCGGGGCGAAGTACGTGGCGAAGAGGTTGGGCACTCCTACCGGGAAGAAGTGCGCCTCGTCGTCCTCGATGAAGTCGACACCGGACACGGTGCCGCGGTACTCCTCGAAGATGACGCCCGCGAAGTTGAAGCCAGCACGGACGTCGGAGCGGAGGATCTCGCCATCCCGCCAGCGGTCGTAGGCGGCCTTCACGTCGGCGTGCGAGACGAGGTCGTCGAACCACTCCTGACCGCAGAGCGCGTGGATGTGGCCGTACGTGCCGGCGCCCAGGGCGTCCTCAATGGCTCGCTTGACCTCCAGACACTTCAGGCGAATGTCGGTGCCCGCCACCGCGAGCTCGAAGTCGACGGTCGTCTGCGTGATCGCGAACTCCGTGAACAGGTTGTAGATGACCGTCGCCCCGTCAGCGTCGAGGATCACGCCCTTGAGCGCCCCGAGCTTGAGGTACTCGAGGGTCGTCATGACGTCCTGCTTCATCATGGCGAGCCGGTCGTTCACCGTCATCGCCACCCCATCCTCGAGGTTCTCGCTCCCGAACTGGCGACGATTCAGAACGTCGTCCGCCTGGATCGTGTCCTCGTACGGGATGTGCGTGCAGAGGAGTGACCTCGCCACCCGCTTGGGACCTCTGGCCTGCTCGGCGGGAGCACCACGACGCGTGGTGGGAACGAGGTTCAGCAGGCCAGCCCGTTCCTCGATCATCACGGTCGTGGTAGGAATTCCCTGGTCGGCGAAGAGGCCCATCTGGGTCACCCGCCCGGGCACGTACGGCAGCCTCTCGATGGCTGCGCACAGCGTGAACATCGAGAAGATGTCCGTGTTGAACACGTCGGCTACGCTCGGTGGCATCGTTCACTCTCCTCAGGAGACTGGTTATTGCTGTTAGGCGGGAACGGTGTCGGGCACGTCGTCGCGGCAGACGATGCCCAACGCCGTGAGGGCCGCCACGACGTCGGCGAGAGTCGCGGTGCCAACGTCAAGGAAGTCCTCGATGATGATGGCGTGCCGAACCACCGCGATGATCTGGGCGGTCGACTCTGCGTCCGTGGTCACCGCCTCGAGAGCAACGGCCGTGACCAGGGCCTCGTTGCCGATCGTGACCTTTGCGAGACCATCGCCGACCGGCATAAGGGGCGTCCCGATGATGATGGTGTTGGACGCGTTGATGGTCACGATCTCTCGACTGTACCTCTGGTCTTCTTCGAACTTGATGAGGTCGCCGATGACCCGACCTTCGTTGAGCTCTGCCATGTCTACTTCTCCTGGAATTTGTATCGCTGGGAAACTACTTCGCCGCGGTGACGGCCCGCTTCTCAGCGTCCTTCACGAGCGGGCTGTCATCGACCTTCGCACCACCGCTGAGCACGACGGTCGTCTGAGGCCCGGTCTGCTCACCGACGTGGGCGGGCTTGTTGTCCGCCAGAATGTCGAGGAGCTTATCGAGGTTCTCGTCCCGCCGCTGGATGCTGAGGGAGAGCGCCGCGTCGTCCTTGCCGAGGAAGACGTCGACGAGCTTGTCTCGCGTTGACTTGGTGATCCGCGACCCCGTGACAAGCGCGTCGAGCTTCTGCCGGCGAGCATCACCGACGAGCTTGAGGACGACGGGGTCGACCTGGACTTCCTGACCGGAGAGCTTGAGCTCGTCGAGGGCCGTCTGGATCGTCTTCGTCTTGTCATCTGACGCCTTCATCGCCGAGGCGGCATCCTTCACCTTCTGGTCGAGCACCCCGACGGCGGACAGGACGAGCGTCTCCGCGTTCTCGTCCTTCATCTCTTCCTTGATGCCCAACGCTTCCTTGATCTTCTTCCAGTCCATCGAACTCTCCTCAAGCTGTAGTGATGCCGCGATGCGCTCGAACTCGCCCAGCCCGCTGATCACCGGGTCCGTGCAGAGCGCCACGTGGATGATTGGTCTTCGGTACTCGTTACCCTTCCCGTCAGTGAACGATGCTGGCGAGAAGATACTGACGTCTGACCGGCGGGACGCGGCGAGCCCGTCCTCACCGACCAGGTCCACGAGCGCGACCAGCGAGCCGCCCTCCCGAAACATGTCAACCACCCAGCCCCGGTTCTTGTCGGGATCACCCTGCCCCTCGTGAGTCGCGGGGCAGGGGACTCGCACGCCGTTCGCCGTCATCAGCTGGAAGGTCGCGACCCAGTGGTCGAGGAGCGTCTCGGTAATCTCGAAGGTGGTAGGACCCTTCACCCACCGACCCGTTTTCACCAGTTCCTTTCGGAACCGCTGAACGGGAATGCCCCTCTCCTCACGAACGGTGCCCGCGACCGCAGCCGTCGACTGAAAGAGAAACACGTAACCTTGTCCGTTCTGATCCGTCATCTACTATATTGTATCCGCTACTCGGGTTCGTGTTCGAACCTAATCCCGTGATCACCAGGATAAGGTTTTGTGTGGTCTACGTCGCCGTAAGCAATCTCGTCGGGAATCCCGTCGGGGAACGCCTCGCACGCGAGGCGCTCGTCTGGCTCGTTGCCAACGACCCCGATGAAGAACTTACACCCGCGTGTATGGCATCTGGGTTCTAGTAACATCCCTGAGTTCTCCTATCCTCTTGAGCGGCGTCTGGTCGTCCGTCGCCTCCCAGTAGCCACGAGCGAGAATCGAGTTGGCGTGCAGTGACCCGCGTCGCTGTCCTTGCTTGAAGTCGAGAACGTGACCGAGCGTTCCCTCGACCGCGAGGTATACTTCTTGACCTTTCCTACGAGCGATGATTCTCATTTGAAGATCACCTTGATTCCCTTCTCCACTAGGAGACGCAGTCCTCGACTGTCGGGGGCCCAGCTAGATCCGGAGCTAACCGTGATTGACTCGATGTCATCTAGCTTGACACCGCCGTGCACCTGCGCCTCGACGTAGAAGTGATTCTTCGTGATGCGTTCCTTGAGCGGGTTGTACTTAGGAATCGCGACGTCCTCCGCGTCGAAGACTACGAGACCCTTGTGCGAAGGATTGGTCAGCGAGGTGGGAAGTGCCGTCGTCTGCCCCGTCGTGTTAGTCCACGAGTCCCCGAACATGCAGGTCGAACGCTTGTGAACGCTTTTCTTCAGCTTTATCGCGACCTCGCCGTAGTCCTTGAGGTGCTCGTTCGTCATGTAGGCGTCGTCCCCTAGGTAACCGTAGACGGGACGCTTCGCGACGGCGCTTCCCTTCTTATACCCAAAGAGCTCTTCCTCTACCTTCTGGCGAGACGTCGTGCCCATCTCCCCGGCGCCACTCGAGGACGACGTCTCGAACTGCGTCTTGAAGCGACCGTCCCTGAGAATGTCGTCCACGTGTTGCTCGGGTACCCGGACGTAGATGTCCTTACCCGACACCTGCGCCTTGATGTGAGAGTCAAGCTTGCGAGTCGCGACCTTCGGTGACATCTTGTGTTTCTTGGCGTAGCGCTCGATCCACTCAGTCCGGATCTTAAGAGAAGCCTCCTCCTTAAGCGCAGCCACGCGAACGCCCGACACGAGTTCCGGAGCAGCCTTCACCGGCGCCGCTACCTTTACCTTCCCGCTCAACAGTCGGTCCATGAACGCCTCGACGTCCTTCGGCAACAGACCTCGCCGGTAGTCGGGACTAGTGTACGCCGAGAAAGACTCAGAAAACATTTCCCTCGTGTTCGTGGTCGCGTACCTACTCACCCGCTGGCGGAGTTCCTTCTTGTTCTTACTCCACCGTTCCCAGATCTTGTCCCACCCCTCGCCACCCTTCGGTGACCTTAATACTGGATCTGCCGACCGGCGAAGAGCGTGCCCCATCTCGTGACGAAAAACTCCAGCGGCGTCCGTCTGAATGTTGAACCCGCCCATCTTGAGTGACTTCCTAGCTGACAAGTTCGCGAGGTGTACCGCTCGTTCCTTGTTCCGGTACAGACCCACAGTACCGCATCTTCGCTCGCCCTCCACGATCCACCCCCCAGGATGTAGCTCTATGCTGTGTATCACGCGTTCTTTCGATCTCATCGCCTCCCTGAGCAAGGGATGTTCCTTCAGTACCCGTTGCCAGTCCTTGCCTATCGCCTTAAGATTCGCAGTAACCTCCGACAGCGGTACGTCGAACATCCTTGAGACGTCCACTTGGCAGTCAAGAATGTCGCCCAAGTCCGCCGCGGCATCCTCATAGGCAAGCCGTTTTTCGTAGGCCACCTCGGGCTTCACTTTGGGCGCCTTAATCTTCGGCGCCTTCACCTCGACCGGCGGTGCCTTCTTATCAGCGAACCACTCCGGGTGCTCAGCCCTGGCGGCGGCTCGCTGCGACTTGAGCTGCTCCCACCTCGCCTGGGCTTGTACCTTCTCGACGCCCGTGGCCTTACCCTTCAACCTGTACGCCTTCGCTATGTCTTTCTCGACTTGCCGCAGCCAGTCGGGTGCCGTCTCGGTAAACCGCGTGAGAGCTCTGTCCGTTCTTGAAGTGACGAGCCTCGACGGATTCCACGCGAACCCCTTGTCCGGTCCTGGCCTGAACGTTCTGCCGCCTCGCGTGACCTCCTCGGGAGGCATCACGATGGCTCGCTCCTCGAAGATCGGAATCGTCTGGCACCGACACGCCCACCCGTTCGGGGGCCAGCACGTCCCCCACACTGGGTCCTCCTTCGGCGCCGTCATCCCGTCCAGGTCCCAGTGCGTCTCCCGCACGCGGTCGTCGCCGACGGTCACGTACTTGTAGCCCCACAGGATTTCCTGAACCTCCGGATCCTGGTACGATTCCCACCTCGCTGCGCCGTACGCCATCTGGGTCTGGGTTCGCCAGATCGCCTCGACGGTGTACGGGTTGTCGGGTGTGACGCCCGCCGCGCTCATCGCCTTCCGTAGTCGCTTGACCCCCTCGCGCACGTGCTCGCCCGCGACGGTGATCTGCGTCATGGCCGTCGCGAGCTTTCGCTCGACTGCCGCTGAGGAGTCCTTGAGGACCCTGAGAGCACTAGCGTTCATCCTCTGCTCTACCTCAGCTAACTGGGCGGCCGACATGCCTGCCTTCCCCTGAAGCCACCCCACGGCCCCGTCGTATGCCGAGAACTGCATATCCGTGTTCCACAGGCCGAGCAGGTAGCTCACGAGCATCGCGCCCGTAAGATCGTCGAGCTGTTCCTCGAAGATGCTTAGGTTCGGCTCGCGTCTCTCGCGGAACGCTCGCACGACCTCCGCCTGAAGACGACGCGACGTCCTCAGCGCGATCCGCAGACCCTTCGTCAAGATACGTTGTGTAGCTCGAGCCTGGCGAAGAGCTTGCCTACGTTCCTTCAGGGTAACCTTCATCCGGGATCTTTTCCGGGGCGTCCGGCGTTGCCTTTTCCTTGTCCTCGGGTTTCTCCAGGGATGGGATGCCGAGCTGTTCCCTGACCGCGGCCGTGTCAACCCAGTCGTACTCCTCCGCGAACCCGGCGGGGTTCTTGATGATCTCAGTGTAGATGTCCTTGAGCATTGCCTGCTTATCGTCGGCCAGCGGAGCAGCGACGAGCTTCACCGAACCCCTGGTCTCCTCACCGTAGTTGAGCGCGAGGGTCTGATCCACCGCGTGCCAGTTCGCCATCCTCGTGACGTACTTATGTTGCAAGTCCATGTTGGTGAGTGCCATGTCGGCGTGCTTACCCGCCTCGGCCTTCGTTCCGAACTGACCCTCGAGAACAGCTCGCTCCGGAAGAAGGAACCCACGCACGAACATCTTGTCAAGATAGCTGAGGCGGTTCACGAACGTCGGCTGACGGCCACCCCTGTCCTCAAGGATCTCGATTCGCCAGCCTCCCGCGGACTGCTCGTTCAGATCGTCGAGCTGGGCTGACACGACGTTCGGTACCGCGATGGAACCCGAGCCCTCAAGTCCCGCGATCATCAGCTTCGCGAGCTCGTGGTTGGGAACTTGCTTGCCGGTCTTGTCAGTACTGACCCCGAGAGGATAGTAGACGACGAAGTGCGAGCCAGCGATCTTTTTGTCGTAGACACCCGCCGACGTGTTTGCCTCGATCCACGAGTCGTAGGCCAGCTTAGCGTTCTCCATCAGCGCGGCCCCGTGCCACTGCGTGCCCTCGACCCGGAAGGAAACAAGAAGAGCGTTCTCGAGCGGGAGGACGATCGGACCTCGAACGGTGGTCTGCTTAAATCCCGCGAACGAGCCGGTCTGCACGTCGACCAGAATGTCAGTCATGTCGTGGAGCAACGGCTTTAGCTTGATGATGACCTCCCTCCCGTCGCGGTCGATCCCGAACACCTTCTCGAAGGGAGCCCACCCGAAGTCGATGCCGCCGTACATTGCTGACTCGAGCAGGAGCTCGCGAACCGGAATGAACGTGTCCGTGATCAGCTCCTCCGCACCCTCGGGCGCGTCGTCCGTAGGCTCGACGCTCCAGGTTGCCGCGAGAATCGGCGCGACGCTCAGGGCTCTCGCCATCGCGATGGTGGGATGCACCCGCATCGCCCGGATTATCTTGTACGACGTACGACCCGGGGGCTTCATCAGCTCCGGTACTGACTGGCCGTACACCTGAGGCGCGGTCACCTCGCCGTGCTGCGGTCTGGGCTGCTCGTCCATGTCAGGATCCTAAGTAATGACCACGGCTTGATCACCCTCTACCTCCACCCGAATCGGGAAGAGACGGCTGACCACGTATCCCATGGCGTCGGTCATGTGACCGATGTCTCCCGAGTCGTTTACCTCACTCGTGCCTGGCTTGTAGTGCCGCACCCTGAGGTCGTCGATCAGTCTCTTGCACCGCGGGTCGACGAATGCTCGCCGGTCGCCCGCGGCGTTGAGAAACATAGCGTTGCACCCCGCGAAGCGATCAGCTACTCGAGGATTACTTCGCGGGTAGTGAACGCTGCGACCCGCTTTCTTGAAGCGCTCGTCGTTCAGGATCTGCTTGTAGTCGCTCTTGCTCGCGGAAGTCTTACGGGCCGCGCCCGTCGCGTCGCCAAAGAACTGGAACCCACTCTTGTGCGACGAGTAGCGACCCCACAGGATGTCGAGCGTGGCTCGCGTGTTCGTGTCGCGCTTGAAGATCTCGTCAACCCACTCGACGCGGTCGGGGTAGGCGTGTCCGATTACCCAGGACATGGGGTCCACGTTGAAGTCACTTCCCACCACGATGGGTCGCGACGAGTCGTAGGCACAGGGTCTGACGTTGAACTCCTCGTCGAAGGCGTAGAAGATGCCACCGCCGGCGGTCTCCCAGCACGCGTTGAACTGCTCGTTGTAGTCCTTCGGGTCGAGGTTCTGCTGCGCCCACCGCAGCGTGTCGTGCGGGACGATGTCCTCGCTCGGCCAGGTGAACGTCGCCGCGTTCTCGATCTTGCCCGTCGCCGCGTCCTCGCTGAACTGGCGGAACTCTCTCGCGCCCACGCCCGCCCGCTTCGGCACGCCGATGCGCCAGCACCACCCGTGTCTCCAGACGAGGGCTGGGAGAACGTTCAGCTCGAAGACCTTCGGCTTCTGGTCACACGACTCGTCGAGCACGCACCCGTCCCACTGGACGCCCTCGATCCGCTGCGGCTTATCCATCCCCACGACGAGGATCATCGACCCGAAGATCGTCTCGATGCTGAGCTCCGACTCGCTGACGTGGGCGATCCAGTCCTTCGGCGTGAGCGCTTTCAGATCTCGCCACGCGGTTCGCTTCGCCTGCTCGTGGGTGGGCGCACCGTAGAAGTATCGTGGGTCGCCCCACTCCTTCCGCACCGGAAGAAAGCGGACGAGGCGGCGCTTAGCTAGCTCAGTCTTCCCGCCGCCTCGACCCGCCGGCACGGCAACGAACCTACTCGAGCATCGCCACAGGGCTCGCTGTACTGGGTGAGGCTTAAAGGGATTCCAGCGCTTCGTCAGCATCCGTCTCCGCCTCGAGCAACGGGCCTATCGCCTCGAGCATTTTCGAGACACTTCTCCACGGCCCGGTTTCCTTCGTCGTCCCGTCCCTGCAGACGATCTTAGCAGTCCACTTCGAGTGGTGTCGCATCAGCTGCGCCTTTATCACCTTCATCATCTTTCACCTCTGGTGCTGAGACATCGTCCATCTCTCGGACGACCTCGTCGGGCGTGAGATCGGTCCCGGGCGTCGTGTCGTCCGTCGTCGGCATGCGTACCGTGTTGTGAATCTCTTCCTCAATCTTGCCCGCCAGCTCGTCGTCCTGGCACACCCGGTGCACGGCCCTGACGACCTGAAGGATCAGCAAGTCCACCACCCGCAGGCTAACCTTGTCCTCGCTGTCCTTCTCGATTCGCGTCACTGCCAGGCACATCTCACGCACGCGAGTCATAGCGTCGTGCAGGCAGCTGACGGCGAGCGCCTTCGTCTCGTCGACCTTCGACTTCTGGGCCGCCTCCCACAGCTTGATCGCGTCGAGCGCCGCGAGCCGCGTGAGCGCGAGCTCCTCGTAGAGCTCGACCTGCTCGTGATGAGGCGAGGAGGCTAGCTCGGCGAGCTGGGCTCGGAGCGTCTTACCGAGATGCCTGCCGTACTTACCCAAGCCTTTCTCCGAGACGACCTCGCGACGACCGCCGTGGAACTGGCAGAAGTCCCGGCCCTTGAGAGCCCACTTGCGGCAGCGCTGTCGCGTGTGCATCGACCTCGCGTGACACTGCCTCGGGCTACCCTCGGGCGGTGATCCGCTCAGCATACAGCTTCCTCATCTGGGACGGGGTGAAGTCGTAGCCACCCACGACGCCGGGCGGCAGCGGCGGCCCGTCGACGAGCACGCGAGTCTTCCCGTCCGTGTACCGCTGGATCCACGGTACGTCGAGCGTCGGGAACCCAAGGTACCTCGCGCTTCCGGTCACGTACACGTCCGACGCGAGACCGTCGTTCCTGGTGCTCTTGTCGTAGCGCATCGTCCCCAGCATTGTCCAGTACCTGAACGCCGGATCGTGATGCCTGATGCCGCGACGGATCTTGCTCACCAGCTCGCGAGGAATCACGTACAGCGACCCGCCGATGAACGGCCCGCCAAAGTCAACCTCGACGCCGCACATCGCTCGAGGTGGCCGCAGGCGAGCTAGCATCTCGAGATCCACGTAGGCGTCGTCGTCAGCCTTCACCATGTAGTCGTATTCGGCGTTGCCGAGCGACCACCCGTACGCCCGCATCACCTTATGTATGAACGCGGAGTACCGGTCGCCGGTCGTGACGAGCAAGGTACCGTTCGAGAACGATTCGCGACGAGCACCACCCTCCACGAACACGACCCGCACGTTGTCCGGGGGACTGCTGGCCCACGTCCGTCGCGAGGCGAACGTCTTCGCCCGCTGACAGCGACAGCCCATCACCATCACGAGGAACCTAACCACTTTCTCGCCTTTCTCAGAACCGCGCTCAGCTGGTAGTGCACGGTACTCTTCGTCACGCCTAAAACACCCGCGATCTCCTCAAAGGTTAGGTCCTGCCAGAACCTCAGGACGAGCAGCGCTCGCTCGTACTCGTCCAGTCTCGTCCATACGTATTGTATCGCCTCGCCGACGTCTTGTTCGGGTTCTTTCTGGACGACATCGTTGACGAGAGGGACGGTTTCGAGACGACGCCGACCAAGCTCCTTCAGGTACTCGTTCCGCAGGGCGCGGTAGAGATAGGTTCCCCACCTAGCTCGCTCCGGGTCCCACCGCTGACGAGCACGGTGCACGGTCTCAAGCCCGATCCCGTAGGCCATGTCGTCCCAGTCCTGGCTCGGTATCCGTAGGCGACGAAGCAGGTCGTAGCACATAGGTAAGTTCTCTACGATCACTTCCCAGTCGGACGCGTCCATATTACTCGCAGCCCTCGGTGCCACCCCTCGACGAGCTTCCTTGCCGCGTCCGCGGTGGACGCCTCGATCACGAGCTCCAGACCTCCCCGGTCGTCGTCGAGCGACCTTGCCGCGGAGGCCAGCTTCGAGGTCACGCACACTACCCAGTGCCTAGCCATGTCACGTTCCTCATGTCACGCAGGCAGTAGTCGTACATCGCCCAGTTCTTGAAGTAGGAGTTCTGGTAAAGGGTAACCCTCCGACCCATAAGCGCCGCACTCATCGCGAGGTGAACGCGGTCAGTCCAGACCCGTCGGTGATCCGCGATCTCGTCGAGGTACTCGTCCACCGACCCCGTGACGGTCCTCGAGCTAATGTCGTTCAGCCCAGCACGTGTCATCTGGTGACACTCTCTGTTACCGCGGTAGGACTTGAGCAAGTCGCGGGACGGCTTGCGACTCGCCCACGGGTTGAAGTCGAACGTCATCACGGCACACGGGGCGAGGATCGACCCGGGCACGGCGTTGTGACTCACCCGCTCCCGGCAGAAGACCACGTCCATCTTCGCGAGGGCAACGGCGTTCGGACCCCACGCGGTGCAGGGCAACATCACCACCCTCCAACTCGCGGCCCGCACGCGTCTCAGCCTCTCGAGGTTACGACCGTAGAGGTGTGCCCAGCCACCGCCGCCCCCGTGAACGATGAGCAGCTTAGTCGTCCGCAGGTTCTCGTACTCCATAATGTCGTACTCGTAACCGACGAGCTCCTGGGCCTCTGCCCGACCAATGAGCTGGTCCCCGCGGTTACCGCCGTGTGGCACGTACGCGAACCTACCCAGACCCCGCAACGTGTCATGCACCTTATCCCAGTTCATCGAGCACCTCCACGAAGAAAACGGCGGCCAGGAACCACACGCCCAGGGACCACCACGTGTCGAGCTTGCAAGCCACGACCGTCGCGATCACGAGCCCAATCACCTTGAACATCTTCGTCTCCAGAGAAAGTAGGTCAGCACCATCAGCATCGCGAACACGTACTTCATCGTTTTCTTCGCATCTGTCCTGTCGCCCTCGCGTCGCGAAAAGCACGAAACTGAATATGCCCCCTCACGATCCTGAACTCGATCCGGTGCACGAGACCGCAGTCACAACACGCCAGCTTGTAGCTCCTGCGGTTCGGCTGTATCCAGGCACCATCCTCGTGCCGCGTGTACCTCACGGCTTGACCACGAACCACGACGGCTTGCGCTCGAGCATCGTCGCGAAGAAGCCGTGGTGCCTGACCTCGTCGAGGAACCGGCCGACGCCCAGCACGACGTTGTTGAACACGCCGTCGGGCGACACGAACGTCGTGAAGTCGTGACCGCCCAGCACTCCGCCCGACCGCACCTTCGGCCACCACGTCGCCGCATCCTCGTAGGCGCTGGGAGCGTCGTGACGAGCGTCAATGTACGCGAGGTCGAAGTGACCGTCATCGAAGAGCTTCGCCGCGGTAACCGACCGCATGCGATAAAGACTCGCGATGTCCAACCGCTGTAGGTCAGCGTGCCACGCGTCCATCGTCTCCTGCGTGACCTCACTATCATAACCCTCGATCAACCACGGATCGACGCCCACCAGCTCGAGTAAGCCTGGGCAGGTCGCGAGATGCTTCAGATGCCGTCCGCTCGCGACGCCGACCTCGACGACCCGCCTGAACTCGAGCCGCTCCATCACCAGCGGCAGGTCCCATCTCTTTCGCATCGTTCTCAGCTCGTCGATCACCGACATCTCAGTCTCCTTACCCGTCGTATCGCGCACCGCGGGATCGTCATTCGTCCTAGCACCAGCTCGCCACCCACGCTTTGGGCAACGGTAACGTAGCCCGGCTTGTCCTCCTCGAGGAACCCGACCGAGCAACACTCGACCGGCAGCATCGGCTCCGGATCGTCGCGAGGTTCCCACTCATCCGAGATACCTCTCGCATCGACCCACTCGACGAGGACTATATTACGGCTCAACACGAACCACCCCCGTCCTGCCTAGGCAACAGTGCTTAAACTTCTTCCCGCTGCCACACGGGCACGGGTCGTTCCGCCCGAGCTTCCTACGTGCGGTGATCGTCGCCCCACGAGCCGCGGCCTGGGCGCTCTCAACGCCGAGCTGGCTCTCCGGAACGATGCGGGTCAGCTTCCTTCCGTCCGGGTACGTTTCCGTCTGCATCGTAAAGTCTCCTTCCCAGAACATTCGGTAGACGAGGGTATCCCCGTCCTCGGTGACGAACGTCTTAGTTCCGACCCTCGGGAGCACCACCACGTCGGCGCACCCTGTCAACAGCAGGAGCAGTGCTAGGTATCTCATCGACGTACTCCTTCTCGATCTCGGTGAAGCGACTCGGCCCGCCTACCTCGGGCAGACCGCCCGCCTCGTCAGGTCCACAGCAAAGGGCCATCGTCACGAGCACCACGATGATCGCGACCGCGACTGCCCACACGACGAACTCGATCGCTTTCCTAGTCATCTCGTTCTCGCCGGTAGGTAAGGCTGCGGCCGAACCTGGGAGTGCTTGAGCAGCTTCAGCGTCCACCGCTGCGGCTTGCCGATGCGTGCCATCACCTCGCGCTCGAAGAGGGTGGGATCACGCTTGACTCGCTGGGTCACCAGAGTTCCTTTCTGAACAGGGACATTGCACATGCCCGGCACAACGCTCCGACTCGCCTGGCAGGGGCTGCCCGTTCGTTCTTAATAAAACGTTGCGTTTGATCATGCCTTAACATAACCCACTGCCTGGACCTCGGCTTGTACGTCTTGCAGACCGGACAGTACCTGTCTGGCACTAACTGGTCAAGCTCGCTTCTTCGACGCAGTTGACGCCTAACGCTCTGTGAACGGCCCATCACATCTTCTTCAGTCGCATTGCACAAGACTTACACAACGCTCCGACTCGCCTAGCATTACTTGACCCAGGGCAACGAACCTCGTGGGTCAGCAGTACCCACTGCCTCGATCTTAGCTTCGTGTGCCCACACACCGGGCAGCGTCTCGTGGGCACCCGCAGGTCAAGCAACTTGTTACGATGCTCGTACCTTCGTTCCTTGAGCGGTCGACCCGGGACGGACACCTTCGCGTCCACTGCGTCCAGGGCCAGGCGAAGGTCGCGTGCTATGCGCTTCAACTTTCTAACACGTTGCACGTACATGGTCTTGGCAACTGATCAGCGTGTTGCTCCGAAGTTCTAGTAGAATCTCACGATACCAACTTCACGCCCTATAATAATAATAATAACTAGGAATGGGCTATTACTCTATACTATACCTGGACTTACGACGGCGTAGTACCCTGGGGATATTTCGGAGCAGTGGACTGATCAGTTGCCAGGCAGTTGTGCGGCAGGTTCCGTAGGAACTCGTACGCTTCTGTGCCAGTCCTCGGTGTGTCAAGAACGGTTATCAGCGTGCCTGTCTCGTCGCTTACGTGAATCCTCCCACCCACGAACCTCGCGACCACGACGTTCACGCCTCGAGTTCTCAGCCCCTCGATCACGTGCAGCTGGATGTCGCTCAGGCGACCGGCATCTGCCTTGAACTCTATCCATCCGCTCCAGGCTCGGTGGGCAACGTACCGGTCAGGCCAGCCTGCCGGCATCATGCGTCCCGCCACGACCGGCAACACCATCGTGTTACAGCACCTCAGCGCCGCGCACACGTCACGGGTCATCGCACTCTCGCCCATGTCTCTTCCTGTCCGTTTCCCCAGGTTATCTTGATCTGACCGTCGATAAACGTCGCGGTCGTTACCTCGGAATCGGCAGCCGCTGCCGCGAGGATGACGGGAGCACCTCGGCTGTGACGAGCCTGCCAGACCTCGGCGTGGGTCAGGGCGCCGCTCACCTCGAGGTCGTCGAGCGCCTCATCTCGCGAGATGCCAGACTTCGTCATGATAGGTTACCTTCACGTCGTAGACCAGGTAGGTAGCGTTGCCAAGGTACTTCACGACCTCCGGGAAATCGTCCCAGACTGGCTCGACGCCGTTCTGCTGGTGAACCCACACGAAGGCGTTAAATGCGCTGTGGTAGGGCGGCTCTGGCCCATCGACGAGGATCATCAGAAACAGCACTACCATTACAATGATCATCACGTATCTCATCGCTTATCTCCTTCGTCGTAGTCGGGCTCCAGCTCCCAGGTTTTCTTACCACTCCGAACCTTGAGCATACCCTCGTCCCACCGCAGGACGAACTCCACCGGATCGTCGTCACACACCGTCAGGACGAGGTCACCGATCCACGTCTTCTCGTGCCTCGTGTCGAAGCGAATTCTCATCGTCTTAGGAACCTTCCGAGCCAGTTGAGCCCGTCGCCACACGGGCATTCCTCGACCAGGTCCGTGCTCGTGTACCCGGCCCCACCACACTTGTGACATAGGAACAGCCAGTCGCGGAAACGTATTCGCCAGCTTCGATGCATCTTGTCTAGCTTCGTCCAGTCAATCATTAGCATAAGAACGATCTCCTCACCCACTCCATCTGGGCCACCAGGACGTCGATCACGCTAGCCCGGTGTCGCTTCCTGAAGCTGGCCGGCAGCAGGTCGAAGTGATAGTGGCCCAGCGCCTGCGTCGTCTGGCTGCTCGTTGGCTGCCACTGTCGGCGACGCTTCATGTCGTCACTGCACGCGGCCTCCCACTCGCCCAGGTAAGTTCCGTTGCGGCGAGCGGCGAGCAGGTAGGTGCACGACTGGATCACGCCGAATTGCGGCGCGACGTTCACCGCGTCCACCACGTCTCGCAGGCCGAGGAGACTCGGCCGGTAGTCACAGTTGTGACCCTTCACGAGGTGGGACGTTCGCCGCGGCCGTATCTTCCCCGTGTTCCTGAGCCCGTCGATCAGACAGCCGGTCGGGTAGCTGACGAAGAGACACGTCTCCAGCTTACCCGCGATCTCGAGGAAGTGATCGCTTACCTCATCTCCCTCGCCCGGCCCGAATTCGAAGAGATGATCCGGGAACGCCGCGTTGAGCTCCTCGCACACGCCCACGTCAGTCGTGTGGGCGTGTGTCAGGTAGCACCCGTTCTCAATGTCCTTCTTAGTCGTCTCGAGCCGGTTCTCGCGAAGGTGATCACGCTGCCACTCGACGTGGCCCACGGGATAGCGACGGTGGAGCGCGGCCATGAGATCCGGCATGTCCGGCCCGGCCAGTCCCGTGTAGCCCGAGCCCTGCACGCCTACCTGGCCCTCGCTGGCGCACAGGCCGACGGGCAGCATGCTTAGTGCCGAGAACTTGTGGGCCGCCTCGACGCACTCGACGCTCATCGGTCCGAACCATAGCTTGATCATCGGTAACCTCCGTAGAGCTCGTGCCAGCGGTCGTCGCCCACCGTCTCGCCGTCGAGCAGGTCGTCGATCATCTGGTCGAGTAGGGAAAAGTCAGGCTTGAGCAGCTCACGCCACCTCTCGAGCTGGCTGTCCGGCCCCATCTTCGAGAGACGGGACAGGTCCCCGGGCTTCGTGACACGCCACGGGTCGTCGAGCGGCACCATCTTCCCGTACGGGTCCCACGTGTAGGGATCAGTCCCGTCGCCGTAGAGCAGCGGGACGCATTCCTGGGCCATGAGAACCCACGGCTTACCAGTGTAGAAGTGCGATCCCGCGGACACGCAGGGACAGTAGCGGGCCTGACCCAGTACCGCCCGAACCTCGTCTGGCTTGATGACGCCGGGACTGAGGTAAGACCAGGGCGTCCTCGCCCAGCCCCGGCCGTACAGCCGGAACCCATGCTCGACGAGCCATCCCATGTTCGGGTCGTCCAGTACCGCGTGCCAGGACTGCTCGCGCTTACGCTGCTTGCACCCGTCGTAGATGTGGGCGTGGGCGACGCACGTGCAGGGAACGGTCTTCTCGAGACCGAGGAAGACGTCCGGCACGGCCCACGACTCCGCCCTCGCGTACACGCTGCGGCGCTGGTACCGTACCCCGCCGACCACGGTCGAGTAGGTCCCGGCCCACTGATCCAGAAGCGCCGCGGGAACGCACCAGGGCCAGCCCATGGACATTTCCTGGTCCTTTGGGTACGTGCGGGGATCATTGTTCACGACGAGACGCGGAAGCTTGAAGTGCTGGATCGCGTTCAGCATCGGCGCCGTGTAGCGGATGCACGCGGCCTGGGTAGTGGTCTGCTTCGGATTGTTGATGAAGGACATCGTGGGCGAGTAGCCGGCGACGTTGACGAACCCGACGAACGGCGCGTACTCGTCGAGCTCCGCGACGTCGGCCGCGAGACACTCGTCCTGGTAGGCTCCGGTCGACATCTCGTTTAGATCCTGGAGGTGAGGTTGCACGACCGTGAGGCCTCTCGGAACCTCGCCGAGGTACTTCCCGAAGTAGACGAGTCGGACGTCACGGCGCTCGAGCAGGTGAAGGATCGTTCCCTCGGTCTCGCCCTGCTCTCCCACGGCGCTCGACTTCCGCGCCTCCGCCCGGGTACGGTAGACGCCGCCGCCCTTCGCGATCAGTAACGTTTTCATAACACCACTTTCCATACCTTGTTCATGGGCGCCACGTCCTGCGGGTACTTCTGGACGCGGTCGCCGTACCTTTCCTTGAGGACAGACCGGATCCCGGCGTACATGGGTGAGCCACCGGCGACGCGGTAGTCGTGACCCGCCAGCACGAGGCGTGTTCTTGACTCCCAGGCGTCCAGGTCGCGTCTCAGTCTTTCCGGGCGGTGATCGCCGTCGATGAAGACGACGTCAGTCCACTCGACGATGCTCGCGGCTGCCGCACTGTCTGACTCCACCAGCTTCACGGGCAGGTGGAACTCGTGGACGGCACGAAGAAACTCGGCCCGCACGTCTAGGCTGACCCTGTCTTTCAGGTCGATACCTTCTTGTGAGAAGTTGTCTACCGCCCACACCTCGACGTCCAGGTGACGAACAACCTCCGCCACCGAGCACAGCGAGCGGCCCATCCAGCAGCCGATCTCGACGAGACGACGCGGGTGGTGGTCCTCGAGGAGGCGACGGTAGGCGATCATGTCACCACTGTTGAAGGCACCCTGCGGTAGCTTCATCCGACGAACTCCGTGTCACCGCCGTCTCTCACGCTGTCGCTGTCGTTAGGATCGGGGGTACTGCACTCGGCGTAGGTACACCCGACGGTGCTTAGCATCGCGTGACGGCGGTTGATGGGTATCACGACGAAGCTTCCCGGCCCGTGCATCGTGAACCGGTGGACGTCCCACTGGATAGTGAGCATCCCGGAGATCACGATGATCGTCTCGCGCTTCATGTCGTGATGATGAAAGCTGGTGCTCTTGCCGGGCACGATGCTGAGCAACTTGACCTCGTAGGCGTCGCACCGGTCGACGTGCATCTCGACGCCCCATCTCTTGACTCTCGATCTCATGACTCGCTCCAGTAGTCCAGGTAGCTCTCGGCCGTGCCGACCTCGTGCCACGATCCCTTGACCTGACGAGCCCGCGCCTTGATCATGTTGAGGTACTCGACGCTGGTCAGCTGGCTGGAGAGGCCTACCTCGATGTGCTCGCGACCCAGTAGGTACCAGCCCGCGAGACACCACCGCTCGGAACCGCTCTCACGCTCTTGCCATCTCATCTTCTGGAAGTCGTACCAGTCGAGCTGGGCTGGGTGTCTCCACCTCACGCTGACCAGCGGCGCGGTCTCTCCGACCTCGGGACCGCAGTCGCGCTCGTCGTACACGTTGTCACAGAACGTGATGAGCGCCAGATCCTCGACGAAGTTCGCGGCGCACGTGATCGCGTCCCGTACGCCGTCTGGCTCGCGCTGAACAGCGTAGTTGAGACCGCTCGGCTCGAGGGTCTGGAGGACCAGCGGCACGGCGCTGTTCGGTCCCACGACGATCACGACCCGCCCGCATCTCGCTCGGCGACAGAAGTCGATGGCTGACGTGATCGCGGGTCGACCGTTCCTGAGCGGGAGTAGGGGCTTGTTGGGCAGTCGTGTTGCCTCACCGGCTGCCAAGACGATTCCGCATCGCATGTGCTATCTCCTTGAGACCAACGTTCCTGCCCGAGGTAAACGCCAGGGCGCTGGTGCCCTGGCCGGGCTTCTCGTCGTTCAGCATGACTCGGGGTCCGGAGGTAACGCCCATGATGAGCTGATCCCAGTACAAGCCTTCGACCTTTAGTGACTGCTCGGTGGCGTACCTCACGCATTCCTTTCGTGCGGTGATGATGACGATTCCCCACCCCCGGGCCTCCCACTCGTCGAAGGCCTCCCTCACCCCGGGCAGTAGCTCGGCGTTCCCGTACCACTGGGCGGACGCCCCCTTCCCGCGATGACGAAGAACTAGACCATCAAGATCGACGAAGACGGTGGGGGGTTTCATCGAGTCATCTCCTCGATCTCTGCTATGCGGGCGCGGGCGAACGTCACCCCGACGGGGCGAACGTGACGGAGCATGCGAACGTAGTGGGAGTAGAGTAACGCGTAGTGTACCGAGCTCGCCAGGAATCGGGGCCACTGGTCGGGCATCGGATCACCCTCGTACACGTGACGGAACCCGTCCAGCGACTGCATCAGCTTCGCCTCGTCGATCTCCCTGCACGTGAGACCCCAGTCGTTACCCGGGTCAATGAAAACGATTCGCCCGTCGGGCGTCGCGACGCAGTTCGCGAGGGTGAGGTCTCCGTGGGTCAGCGTGACGGGATGCAAGTAGTCGTGAAGGATCGGAAGGAGAACCCGGTGGCATTTCTCGCCATCTAGATCCGCCTCGCGTGCTCTGTTAAGGACGTATCTGGAGTAAGCGAGTCTATTGTCGTAGGTTACCGCCTGTTGCTCTGCGGTCCCCCAGATCGCTTTCTGGGCACATAAGTATACCCGCCGCCAGGAGCGAGGTCGACGTCCTACCTCGTACTCGTACGAGACGGTCGTCGCCGTGGAGGTGATTTGCTTCGGCCGGCAGTCCGGTGGTATCGTGTGCCAGAAGTAGCTCCAGCGAGCGACCTGATTCTTTGTCCCAGTCTTCGTTACTCGCATCGTCGTACCCTCACCCTTTCACCCGGGCCACCGACGACCGCCATGTAACCGCCGTGACCGGCGCCCTGGATGAAGTACCCGAGGCAGTCGTTCGGTGGCTTGACGTGCTGGTGGTAGGTCGGGCAGACGCGAGCGAACGCGAGACAGCTCGCGGTCATGGCCAGGCCGAGCCTCTCGGCGTTGAGGGAACTCACCGCGTCTCGTACCGCGTAGGTGCTGGCCGTGAACTGCTGCACGAGACCGTGGTCGTACTCGAGAACGTAGTGCTCGCCCCTGGGTCGCGGCTGGGTCTGGCGGACTCGGACGTTAGCCTCGAGGAAGTCGAGCACCTCGTCGTTCACCGTGTTCTCGATCCTGGGCCACGGGCCGCCGCTGTACTCCATCACGCTCAGGCCGGGAAGACACAGGCTGATCGGATCGACGCTGCCCGTGACGTATCGCGGAGCGAAGGATCCCCAGGGGAAAGCGCCACCTGGCTCCACGCGGGTCGTCGGCTCGTTCTCCACGGCGAAGGCAATCCTCGCGACGTCCAGCGGGTCAAGGTAGCCCGGCCAGCTTCCTCCGAACACGTTGCCCAGGGTTCGTCGCGAGCTGGTCGCCATGCCGCTGCGGTCGTCGAAGTTACGGCCCTCAATGCTGAAACCCACGCAGAGGCCGCTGGACAGCTTGCTAAGGGACATCTGGTCGGCGCCGGTGGTTAGTACCACCCTGCCAGGCAGGGTCCCTCCGCGTGCGTCTGAGCTGCTTCTCGCGCCGTACGGCTGGGATCGGGGCAATAGCACGTACCCCGCGCCCGCCTCGCGGCACGCCTGCTGCTGGAGACTGGCGATCTCGGGGTCTAGGTCGTCGCCGGCCACCACCATGTCGACGCTGTCGAGAAGGTGTCGCCAGCTCACGTTGCCCAGACCCCAGTCACCGTCCCTCAACATCACTGCTCGTACGACACACTTCAGGTTGGCAACCATGAACAGGCGTTCCGCCTCACCGTGAAGCGGACGGGTCGCCTTGACTCGCATCATCTGTCGGTCTGTCCCGACGCCCACCCAGAGGTCGTGTTGCTGGGCGACCTGTCTGAGGAACGCCACGTGCCCTGACGTCAGGCCGTCGAAGTAGCCAGCCACCAACGCGATCATTTCGTGTCCCCTATCTTGATGCGAAGTCGTCGGAGCGTCTCACGAACGGACGAGTTCATCGTGTTCTCTTCGATGAGCCGTATCTCCGTTACGAGCGACTCGAGGTCAGCTTCCTTGACGTATCGTCGAATCGTCACGGCCAGAACATCGACGTCTTTGTAGGACGCGGTCATCTCGTGTCCCTTATTTTGATGCGAAGTCGTCGGAGCGTCTCACGAACGGACGCGTTCTTGGTTGTGTTAGTCTTAAGTGGCCGATCTTCTCGCATACGGTGAACTCTTCGTGCTTGTTCCTTCTCGTCAACTTCGCCTACGTCGATCATGTCATGTTTCCTTCGCGAGCCACTCGTGTCTTGACATTACCTCAAGCACCTCGACGCCCTCCACCCGGCTCACTAGGCGGAGGGCCGTCGGGTACTCCCTGAACCATGGTCGCAGGTTGTGCGGGGTGAAATCGCCGTGCAGCAGCGTCCAGACGTCACCGCGATGCTGGGCGTACCACCCCACGTACTGGTTTCGCCAGGTGCGTAGGTTCTCGAGAACGACCGGACGGGCGTCCTTCTCGCCCGTGGCCGCCGCGATTACCAGGGACACCATCGCCCGCATCTGCTCGCGTGTCGCTCGGAATATTACGACTTCGCCGTGCATAGCTTGTTCCACAGTTCGGTGTTGTAGACCTGACCGGGGGCGATGTAACGGTGTGCCTCCCAATAGGTCGCGTGTCACTGGTGGTAACACAGCCGGAACGCTCCGGGAATGAAGCCGGAGTCAACCATCAAGTCCGCCAGCGCCCGGTCCCACCACTCGTAGGCGAGGAGGAAGTCCGGGAACCCGTCGCGGACCGCGTGCCACCAGCCGCGGGTGAGCCAGAAGAGGTCGACACCTTCCCAGGGCGTCACGTCGTCGCGGGTGGCG